GAAGTTATTAGCTCCTTGAGTTACTAAACATCTTTCTGATAAGAAGTGAACTTGCATTGCATCTAAATCAGATGTGTAAGCTCCTCCAACAGATCCAGTGATCCAAGACTTCATACGTCTGTCATCAGCTTGGTTAGCTCTATAACGAACGTGTAAGAACGGACGACGGATGTTAGTTCCTAATTGTTGATCGTAAACTGTAGAAGTACCTGCTGGAACTAATACACCGTCAATAGACGTATTGATCATACCTCCACGAGTAGAAGCATCATTTAAGTATTTCCAGTCAGTTTTGTAGAAATCATAAGATCCTCTTCTGAATCCAGAAAAACCTAAGTTAAGTGCCATTTGCTCAGAGTTTTCAAATAAACCATAAGCAACACCACCAGCAGCTCCAGAAGATAAAGAAGCAAGCATATCATCAAAGTCAAGAGACGTAGCTCTGTTTAAGAATAACATGTTTTCCTCAATAGCTCCTTGAGTATCTAAGTTTTTCAAAATTGAATCAAAATCAGATAAACCAGAAGCAGCAGTAAAGTTATTTACAGTGTTACCTCTTTCTTTGATAGCTGCGAATAAACCTTGAGTACCTTTAATTCCATTCCCAGTATCTAAAGTAGATGTTCCAGAAACTAACTCACCTTCAATTACAGACATCTCTAAGTAATCTTCAAAACGTAATCTTGTTTCAGATTCAGCTTTTAAGTACCATAAGAAACCGCCTGTTCCATCTTCAGTAGCAACCTCAACCCATCCAATTTGAGCAGTATCAGATCCAGACACTTGGTATCTTTCTTTGATAATGATTGGAGAGTTACTAAATTGTGTAAACGAAGGAGTTACAGAATTAATCGTTTGATCTGTAGTTCCTTTTCTAAACTCAGAACCATAAACAAAGATTTTAAGATCTGTAGCATCAGTAAAATCTACTGGTCCACTAACTAAAGTAGCTTGAGTATATGGTTTAACAGTAAGCAAAGCTGGATCAGTATCTCCACCAGTTCCAGTAGCAGCATCTGCAGTAGAAGCAGTAACATAAACTTTAAGTTCTTTTCCTGTAGAAGGACTCATAACTACTAAAGTTTGTCCAACAGAAATTACGTTGTTAACAAAGTTAGGGCCGTTTGTACTATCAGTTACAAAACTTAATTGAGTAGCGTTATCGCAAGATACTTCTTTATAAGCAATATGTAAACGGTTTTGTTCAGACCAAACAACTTGGTCAGAAGACATAGGCATTTCAGCTCCTACCATTCTTAAGAAACCAGAAAGAGTTCTATTTCCATAACGCTCTACTTCAGCTTCATAGATTTCTGGTAAATATTGTTGTGCGAAATCGTTGCCAGAACCATCAGTAAAATTTAAATAGTTGGTTTCTAAGGCTTGTTGTTTTTGAGACGGTTTAATTGAACCGTACACAGGAAGTACATTTGACATAATCCTTTAGTTTTTTTTAATTGTTAATTATCTTTTTATTTTTAATTTTGTAGAATCAACACCATTAATCGCTTTTACTTTCCATCCATTAACAAATCCATTATCTGCAGGAGATTGTCTTGCAGTTGTGGTTATATTATTAGATTTGGCAACAACCTCTTTAATTGCATCGGCTTTGCCTTGCTCATAAAAATGTTTTGCAATAGTATCAGCATTCTCTGCAGCGTACATCGCTTTATGGTATCCTTTAACATCTCTAACCGATCCATCTTCATTTAAGAACTTCTTAATAAGATTGGTGATATTGGATTGTTTTTCAGCTACCGCTTCCGGGTTTGAAACTCCATATCTAAAACTTTTCTCACCTAAATTGAAATCAAAACCTTTGAATTCTTGGGTAAACAATGTTTTAGTCTCAGCTTTAAACTTAGAATGTTGCGTCTCTGCTTTTTGTTGATCCTGATTGTATCGGTTGAAAAAGTCCATAGCTTTTTGTTGTTCTTGGTTAACACCAGGACGTAATTTAATTTCGTCATAGTATTTACTTTTGATTGTCTCCAAATAAGTTTTGGCTTTTGCAACTTCCTCTTTAAATGCGAGTCTTTTTTTTCTGACATCTCGCTCGTCATCTATATCCTCATCATAGTCAAAAGTATCTTCAATTAAGAAGTCAATTTCTTCCATGTTTAAATGTGGTCTTGTTTGTTTATAGTATTCCTTTAATAAGGTATCACTATCTGTGTTTGAATAATCAGCATTAAGTCTTACGTAATCTTCTACAGTTCCCCCAGTTTCTTCCATGAAACTAACAAGCTTTTCTACATTCTCTGGTAATTTTCTACCTGTTGTTGCTTGTTCTTCAATATGCTGGTTTAATTCTGCTGTAACATTTTCAACTTCTTGAACTATTTCTTGTTCACTGATTTCTTCAATAACATTTTCAATGGTCCCTTCGTTTCCTTGTCCCACTTCTTGCAATCCCATTTCGGGCTGTTCTGTGCGTAACACGCTGCTCTCTGTGCTTGGTTCTTGAATGGCATCTTCTGGTTGATTAGGTATTACTACTTTTGTTATTTCTTCTGCTGGTTTTGCAGCTGATAAATCTACTTTTGTAGGTTCATCTGATTTTGTTAACTTTTTAGGGGTAGCTCTTTTAGCTTTTAATTTAAATTCCCCTTCTTGTTTTACAGGTTCTGACATGATATAATATTATAAAATTGGTTAATAAAAATTTATTTTGGTCCAAACTGGGATAAATCAAACCCATCTAAATTATCCATCCCTGCTGACTCAAAGTCCATTGGGGGTAAATTATTTTTTCTTTGATTAGTTAATTCAGATTGTATTGATCCTCTTAATTTTTCTCTTTGATCTTTTTTATCTTCTGCCATTTGTACTTTTGAAGTTATGGCTTGTGATTGTAATTGAGCAAGCTGCATATTATATTGAAACTCCAATTCCATTAGTTGTTGTTTCAATCTAGCTTCATACTCCATCTTTTCTATCTCAAATTGATTCTTAGCTTGTGCTACTTGTATTTGTGTTTGAGATAATGCTTGTTGCTTTTGAACTTCTGACATTGCTGCAGATTCTGCTACTTGAGAATTTGCTTGCGCTTGAGCCTGAATATTCGCTTGTTGCATTGCTTGTTGTTGCATCATCTTACGTTTACGTTTGTACTTCAACGCCTGATTAGCAAGTTTGATATTATTGATTTCTCTAATATCAATAGCATCCTCTAAATCAATACCACCTGATTGTAATGCAACTTGTATATTTTGTTCTAACTGTGCTTTTTCTTCTTCATCCGGTTCTACTTCTAAGTAGATACCAAAGTCATGAATATCTAATTGCTCTAGTTCCTTAAGTGTTTCTGCATTATATAAAGATATACTGTTTCTTAAGGCATTTGCAGTTATAGGAAACTTTAATGCATCCGCTGCTCTCTTTGATATATTTTCACATATTCTTAAAGTTAAAAATAAACTTCCATCTAATATATGTTTTGTTGCGGTATTTGATGAAGCAGCAGCCATTTTTTGTAATCCAACTAATGAATCTCTATTAGGCATACTTCCATCTCTTGCTTCATTTAATCCCGTTACATCACGGATCATTTGTAGATAATATTGGTAAGCTGTAATTAAAGATTGTATTTTTGCTCCAGCCGCTGATGTTTGTAATTCTTGAATAGGCACTTTACCTTGATTCAATCCTCCGTCTTGGGTCATTGATCTACCAACAATACTACCTGTTTGGAAATACATATTTAATGCTTCGGCAGCATTGTAATTTGTACCATTACCTAAATCAACTTCGGCTAATCCATCAACATCTACAAAAACTCCATCTGGCACCATCTTGGCTAATACCTGTTGCAATTTTAAATGCGTTAGTTGAATCATATCAGCAAATGTAGTAATTCTACTTACTAATGATTCAATTCTACCGCGGTACATTCTAGGAGCTATAATAGCATAATTCATATCTACTCTTGTAGTATCTGATAATGGTCTAGTCATGTTTTCACATAATTCCCATCTAAGCATTTGGTTATGCCCTAATATTTTTGCTCCTGAATATAATACTTCGATACTTCTAGATACAACCTCGAAGTTATCACTTGGAGGAGGATTAAAGAAGTCCGTTTTTTGTAAGGCTTTTTCTAAACCTTGCTCTGTTTGTTTTATTTTAAATACTTGATTAGAATATGTTTTATATTCAAAATATAGTACTTGTACAATGTTTCCATCTTGATATGATCCATTGAAATTTCTTGTGTAACTTGTATTACCTTGATACTTTTCAATTTCTCTTAGTTCTTCAACATCCAAATCAGGAAATTCTTTTTTTAATTCTTGCAATCCAATAGATTTTACTTCCCCAACATAATATATATCGGAAAAGTTAGGATCTTCTGTATAAGAGTAAACAAGATTTACTGGATCTACGTATTCAATTTCAATACTATTAGATTTATTAAAACTTGTTTTAGCACAAGCAATTCCTAAAACTGTTAAATCGTAATTTAATCTTTTATTAATTAAATCATATTTATTATTAGCTAAGAAATTACTAATTAATTCTTCTTCTGCAATCTCTACCGCTTGTTTGTAAGAAAGTTGCATGTGTAATGCTAACTGCTCGTCGTCTTCAGGTAATAAGTCTGGGTTTGCAGATTGGTATAAGTCAGCCCCAAGTTTGCTTTTCAATTGCGCAAGCAACTCTTTAGCCTGCATATCATTTGTAAGTGCTTGGGTGTATTTTGTTTTTGCGGAAACCGAAGCTGGATCTTGAGCTACAGTTTTTACTTTATAATTTCTACTTGATATTCCATTTACAACAATATCAACAAATTTAGGTATAACAGGTACTGGTTTCCAGTCTATGTTTAAATAAGATAAATCGCCATTAATAGCCATTTCATCTTTATACTTTTGAACACTTTGTTCTCCTCTAGCGTATAATCTTAAATTATGGTATCTTTGCCAGTTGTTATTCCATCTACCATTGGCTCCACCAGTTCCAGAGTTACCATTGAACCATTCGTATTCAATAGCCTGCCCAACTAATGTGCCATATTCTAGACTTTGTTTTTCTTCATCCGGTACAACCTGACTTGGGAAAGAACTGTTACTATTGGTATAAATCATTTATTATATTATTTCGGAGGAGTCTCCATTATTGTTATATTTTTTAAATCCTAATCCAAACTTAGGTCTTTCATAAGGTGTAGTAGGAACATATAAATGTTTATTACAAGCCATTATTGCTAACCCCGAACTAATAGAAGCATCATGTTTTGTTCTATTGTTTATGTTAAATCTTGCCCAATCTTCCAATGTTTTTTGAAAATACATACTACCATATTGTTCATTATTATAACCAACATTATTTTCTATGTATGTCTCAATAGCCGAAGCGTGAGCTTGCATTATATCTTGTGAGGAGTTTGGTATTCCACCTATTTCTTTTTCAGCTGGTGATAATTTATTCCAAACTTTATCCGGTCTATTTATTGAAAACCCTCTATAACCTCTTCTTTTTAAATAATATAAAAGTCTTGGCTTATTATTCTCTGCTAATATAGGCATTCCGTAAAACACCAAAGCCATAAGAACATCTTCAAAAAACATCTCAGCTGTTTGAGGTCTTGCAATATATTCTAAAAAGAAATGATTAGGAGGAACATCTTCCATGGTAAACTTTGTTAATCCATGAAGCGCTCCGTTAGATCCTCTGCTTGCGTCTACTGTTCCTGATATATCATAACTATCACAACCAAATGCGCCACAGTGTTCATTGCCTGGGTATTTAAGCCCATTCCTTATAATTACACGGTTTTGAAGATGTTTAGGTGGTATCCAAGAAATTAAAAATCTTCCATCTTTATTTGGATAAAAAATTACTTGTGAATCTTGTATTCCATTTTCCCATTGAAAACTACCTCGCGTTAAAACACTTGAGTTTCTAAGGTCGTCATTGTAATCTATTTGTTCGTATATTTTAGTAAGATTAAACAAAGATTGCTTTGCTTCATCTCTAAATGCATGTTGTTCTGTCCTTGGGAACTGACGGTAATATTCATTTAAACCATCTTGATCGCTTTTTAAACCATCTACTTCATTCTGCCAGTGTTCGATAACACCATATTCAATCCAATTTCCATCAACACCTTTTATCGGGGTTTTTGGAGTATCGAAGACAGGTAAGCCATAAGTATCAATGAATCCCTCGTAGGACCATTCCATAGGTATGAACAAACTATATAATCCTGAGCTAGTCTGTCCGTTGCGGTTTCTTTTCGTAACGTCGGAATCATAATATAATTTTTTAAAATTATCTCCTCCTTTATCTAAAGCGTTTGATGTTGATCCCATCATACACTTACCAATAATTCTACTACCTAATCGAAGACACGTTTTTGTAACACGCCAGTTGTTTAATATATTATCCGGCTTTAACCATTTACCACTTTCATCATGTACGAGTAACTTTAATTTCTCCCCATCATAAGAGTTGTCTCCGGTGTTCTTCCAGTCAATTGTAGTATCTAATCCTTCTAATTCTATAGCAGTTTCGTTTGCATCTAATTTTCTTCTTGTAAATTTAGAAGCCGGAACTCTATATGCTAATTCTGTTTTAGGACGGTCCATACCGTCTTGTATTGGTTTGAAAAAGAAAGGATAGTTAATAGAGATTGGAACAACTTTATCTGTAAACATTGTTTTAGCATCCTGTCCAGATTTTGATAATATACCAAATCTTGAGTCGCTTGATATAGTTGCTTGGTTTACTAATTCTGCAGAAGACATAAATGAAAATCCGGAACGTCTATTCTTTAAATAACACATTCCATAACATCTTGTATCCGCTTTACAAGCTTCCCAAAATATGAAGAACAATCTATTTGATTCCCTAAAATCTGGCGCACCTACGTCTATCTTGCTCCATTGCAAGTACATATAATGTGTGCCGGTTATATAGGTTGGTATTCCATTGTTATTAAAGTATACACCTTCATCTCTATATTTAAATTCAGCATCTACATAATCGTACCACTGCTCTTTAAAATGATCTGGATATTTATTCCAATCAAATACATTCTTTATTTTATCTAACTCTTTTGGGTATTCTATTTTTTCCCAATACTGTTCTTCTTTTTTATTAGATCTAGAATATACTTTTTCTACTTCAGGTAAGGCTATCTTTAAATTTTGGATTTCATATATCTCACCAATCTTTCCAGTTTTACTAATAACAACCATATCATGGTCTTTATTATATCCATATGCCCATTTTTTATTACGATTGTTTTGCTTTATAACGCTTTGCTTAACGTAATTGGGTACAACTCTAAATAAATTTTGTTCGTACATTATTTAGATCTCCCTTCTGCAAAACCTTTAAATACTTTTTGTGCAGTATCTTTTGCTGTTTCCTCGTCGTTTAATATTCTTTCTTCGAGTTCGATTCTTGTAAGTATTTCAAATGCATCGAATATTGCGAGCTTTTTAGTTGCAGCCGCATTCTTTAATTTGTCTGCCGCTAAATCGTCTTCGCCATTATCTAAGATAGCTTCTTCAGCTACTTTGATTAACTCCAATACTGCTTTGTGCCCAGCTTTTATGATATTATTTTTTGTTTCTTTAATATCCATTTTATTTAATATAATATAATTTTTTTATAGTATTCTTATGGACTCCAAAAGCTAATGCCGCTTGTCTTAAAGATAG